ACCGCCAACCCAACCGGTCTCGTCACAGTCATTGCCGAGTCGGACGTGACCTAGGATAAAGTATATGCGCTACGACATTCTTTGCAGGCTCTGCGGGGTCAAGTTGGGGTTTACAGACTCTGATACCCCGTTGACGCTCGACCCACCAACACCAGACCCGAATGCGCCGCCCCCGCCAGTGTCCGTGGAAGGCGATCGTCGACCCAACATCATCTGCCCCGCGTGCGCGGCCTCGCTGCTTTAGGAGCTATAGAAAATGCCACTTCGTGGGTCTGGAAGTCTTGAAGCGATCTTCGCTCCGTTCCCTCCGTCGGCGTTGACGTCCCCCACGCTGGGGAGTTCGGTGCTGACTGCCGATGCGTACTACGACAACCTGACGTTGAGTGCGTCAGCCATTATTCAGCTATCGGATTTTGGTCTTTTTGTCCGAGGAACGCTTACGCTGGCTGACGGCGTCGTAATTAGTCCCCTCACTGCGGGGAACGGCGGTACAAACGCGGCCGGCACTGGTGGCGTTGCAGGTACTTCCAGAGCGGCGGGAACGAACGGAGGTAGCTTTACTAATGCGGGGGCCGGGGGCACGGGCGGCGCGGGTGCCGGCGCCACTACAGGGCTTCCCGGAAGTGGTGTTCACCTTGGCGGTGGCGGCGGCGGCGGCGCTTTCGGCTCTCAGGGAAACGGTGGGTCTGGTGGGCTGGCCGGCACCTCCGGAGGAGGCGGCGGCACGAACGTCGGAAACAATGGAAGCGCGGGCGCGCTGGTCTCTTTCATCAATCAGGCAAGTACGTCGATTCCGGTATTCAGCGACATTCTCAGCTTGAACGCTTTGCTGACAGGGCACCTCCTGTATTTGGGCACTCAATACCCGATCTACGGCGGCGGTGGCGGCGGTGGCGGCGGGTCTGATATTGTCCCAGGGCCGACACGCGGGGGTGGCGGCGGTGGCGCTGGCGGCGGTGTTGTTCGTATCTTCGCAAACCGAATCGTCCGCTCGGGCGCGGGTACCGCACCTCGCATCGAAGCCAAGGGTGGTGATGGCGGAACGGGCGATGGCGGCGCAGTTGCGACCCCAGGGCCTGGCGGTGGCGGCGGTGGCGGCGTGATCTTGATTGGTTATGGTTCTATCGATTCAACGATTACATTCAGCGTTGCTGGCGGTGCCGGGGGGGTTAACGCCAACACGGCAGGCGCCCCTAAAACAGGCGGGGCAGGCGCGACCGGCCGCATCTTCAAGTGGGAGCTATAGGAACTAACTACAGCTCTCGCAAGATCGGCTCCCCACCACCCCCGATATAGTGGCAACCGAACTCGACCCACCTAACTCTCTCCCCTAGCCAGAAGAACTCGACGACCATGCCCCCTTGCGGGGGCAGGTTGCTTTGGCCGTCGGGGGAGTGCCACGAATATAATTCTCGGACGAGAACCTCATCGTAAAAAGGGCTCTCAATAGCGTGAGAGCCGATACCTTTTTTCAGGTAGAAAAAAGCAAGCCGCTTGAGGACTTGAGTGATCCCCAAGCGGTGCTCTGTCCTCACTTACCGAAAGCCTTGTTGATCATCTCGAGGGCTGCGTACTGTTCACAAGCGAAGACGCCCTTGTCGTCGCGCTTCAAGATGATCTTGATGATTTTGGTGCCGCCGACGCAGGAGGAGCAGAGGGACGCCACCGGGGCGCCTCCTTGCTCGATTACGAGGCAATCGTCGTGACGTCCGTTGAACTCGGCTCCGCAGTTTCCACAGGGGTACATCAGGGCTCCTATTTTTCGCAGCCACCCGCGGAGCACGCGGCTTCAGCGGTGAGCGACGTTCCGTCGTCCATCTCGAGAACGGAAGAATAGTCGAGCGGAACATAGCCGTCCACCAGCTGGTTCCAGCGTGCCTCGTCCGCCTCGGTGACCACGGCCTCGTTGGGGGCGAAGGCGTAGTCCTTGTCGCCGCGCATCTGAATCAGCGCGACACCGGTGAAGAACTCTCGGTTCTGCCAGATGAACTCGGCCACCGCGTCCCATTCGTCCTCGCGGACGTGGATGGTGTTCGAGACGTTGTGGGTCAGACCCGGAGAAGACGCCGGACGAGCGACGCCCGGGAGCACCCAGTTCTCCTGCGTGGACTTGACCATCGCCAGGAAGGACAACGCCGTGAGGTCTTCCTTGACGATTGCGCCCTCTGGGGCCTCGACAGGAAACTCCACAGCCCAATCCCCATTCGGCTTGCGAACGCACATGTGCGGATTGAGTTTTCGGAAGGCCTGAAAGCCAACCTCAAGTTCGTTTGCGGTGACGCGGCGAATGTATCGCTTAGCGTGGTGCGCATGGTGGCCCGACGCAACACAACCCAGCTCTAGCGACGTGGTGCCCGACGGCTTCACGCAGGTGGTGCGCGCAGCGGGGCGGATCCCAATCTTGGCCGCGTACTCCGCGTTCCACTTCTTGATGCTCTCTGCCACGAGACGCTGGGTAGCCGGGTCCGTTGAAATCGCCGGTGAGTCGAGCATTCCCGTCATGCCGATACCGAGGAGCGCTTCGCGCTCAGCGATGATCTCAGAGACCCAGCCAAGGTAGGGCATGCTCGTGTACGACGCTTGCAACGTTCCGATGATGGTGGCGGCCTTGGCAGCTTCGAGGAAGTCCTCGGCGGAGGTGAACTTCTTCGCGTTCAGCTCGCACAAGTTGCAGAAAGCCCAGCCCGTCAGGGTCTGCCCATCCTCAAGCGCGGCGGCTGCTTCTTTACCCAGCTTACCTTCAAGCATCGGGCGCGTTTCCGCGTCGACCGTAAGCTTCGGATTGAGCCCAATCTCGACGCAGGGATTGGCGCCGTGATCGTAGTCCGAGCAGAAGTAGAACCCGGGCTCGCCCCACTCACGCACCATCTGGTAGATGCGCTTGAATTGCTTCTTCTTGACCTCGTCGCGCTTGAGCATGACGGAGTTGTTGGAGTTCGTCCGCCACGGGTGCGTGTCGTACCAGCGTCCCGTCTTGGCGTAGACCATCTCACTGTCCTCGAGGGAGAACAGGCAGATCATGGCACTCCGGCGGATTCCACCGGAGAGAACCGCATCGGCGGCGTGGCAGAAGATGTCGTAGCACTCGATTGGGCGGAGCTTACGTCCCGCAGCCCCCTCGAGGACCTTTCGAATCTGCTCGAGGGATTCTTTCAAGCGGCGGTGCCCGGGGGCCAGGCCGCCCGAGGTCTTGAGCGGAGTCCCCCTGTCCCGGATCTTCGAAAAATTGAACTCGACGTAGAACCCGTCGACGTGGGCAGTGAACAAGGTGTGCAGTGCGTCGGCCCAACCTTCGACAGTGTCGGCGACGGTGTGATGGACGACCTTGTTCAGGTCAACGTGCTTCAACGGAGGGAGCTGGTCCACGTGCTCGTACTGAACGGAGAAGCCGACACCCGAACCGCACAGCAGGAGGTAGAGCGCCTCGGCAAAGACCTTGGGGCGGTCCACGAAGGAGAAGGTGCAGTTGTAGATCCGGTTGTTCACTGACTCGATGGCCTTACCGCCAAACTGCATCGAGCGCATCGAGGGCAGGACACGCTTTTCGCGGACGCGGTCAAACGACCAGGTGATGTCTTCTGCCAGGCCCGGGATGTGCGCGAAGCGACGGAGATGCATGTCTTCCGTGCGGCTGACCGTCTCGAGGTAGACTTCACGTCGAAGAAGGTCGGGCTGATGGCGCGCGTACTTTCCGAAGTGAACGTAGTTTGCGACCGCGTCCTCGTCGGGCTTATGGCGGGTCTTTCGCTTCTCGGACCGCTCGTGCCGATAGACGATGTACGCCTTGGCGACCTTGAAGAGACGCTTCCGCATGAGCGCGGCTTCGACGAGGTCCTGGATTTCCTCGACGCCAATTACGTCGTCAGGGATGGTGCTGGCCACGAAGTTAGTGACCGCGACGAGCTTATCCTCATCGATGACGCCTTCAGCCTCGAGCCACGCCTTCCGAATCGCGTTGCGGACCTTGGTGAAGTCAAAGACCTGAATCGTCTGCCCGTCGCGCTTCTTGACCTGTGGCAGAACCTGAACAGCCTGAATCCCCGTGACTGGCATCAGCGGCATTTCCATCTCCATTGTTTCCCCCGGTGAAAGAACTAGAGAGCGTGTTTTACTAACTTCCGTACCCGTCTTGTAGTCTTGACTTTCGGATTCTTGATCGCGTGCAGCACTTCTATCTGCGCCCGCGTTTTCGGCTGCTCTTGAGAGCCTAGGTAAAAAGCGATACGGGCTAAAAAAAAGGCGTCTGCCTGATTATCGTCGGCGACCAGCGCCCCGTACCGATGTGCCGCCGAGATCATGGCGTCCTTGTCCGCCTTCGGACTTCCGGTAGCGAACTTCTTCAGCGCCACGGGTGCCACGCTGAAGGCGGGGACGCCTTCTTCGTACAACGTCAGCTGAACCACCCCGCCGACCTCGCCGAGCTGGAAGACTCGACCGACCGCATCGTAGGCGTAGCCCTCATAGGCCGCTTTCAACGCCTCGGCCGAGGCAATCGCCTGCAGGAGGCGATCCTTGATCAGAGCTAGCCTCGGAGCCCCCCGGAGCTTCCCGGGGTCCACGGTCTCTAGGTGAGCAACGGTTCCGTCGTCACAGAGGAGGCAGAGTCCCGTGGCCGTCAGACTTTGGTCGATTCCGAGGTAAGCCATAGGCGAGAAGGGAAAGAGACGCTATCATCTGGCCGCAGGCAACGCTACATCTTTGGAGCCTAAAAATGGCCGTGGTTTCATTCACGCTTCACCAGGTCACGTCGATACAAACGGGGCCGCTTTACCGAGTGAACAACACGGTTACCGCTGCTGTTGGCGCAAGCCCGGCAGCCTTTGTCTACAAGACGTTGACGCAAGCTTATGACCACTACGCCACCGCGGCTGACATGGAGAGCTGGCCCGATTCGCTCGCCTCGGCGCAGCAGAACGGCAAGGAGTTCTATCGGCTAACGTCGGTTCAGCGCGATTGGGCTACCGTGAGCGAGATGAACGCAGACCTCACCGTGACCAAGTCACGGATCCAACTTCTTGCCTCTGACCTGGCGCGTCTTCAGGACGGAGCAGTCATCGACGAGACTGTCACCATCACGGCGGGGAGCTAGGCCAAATGGCTGTTTTTCAACAAGAGCGACATGTCCTGTACGTCACTGGGACACTACAAAACTTCGTCATCACGAACACGATGATCTCAGCGGTCTTCCCGACCGAGCTGCCTCACCTATTCGTCTTCGTCCTGACGCTCGTGACGCGGAACGACCCGAAGGACGATTCGCTAGCACGGGTTGCTCGAATCGCCGACCTGACCACGCTCCCCATTGGCCGGGAAGCCGCGCTGGCCTCGTCCACCGGAACAGGGATCGAGTACCTCGAGCCGACGGCGGTGACGAAGTACACCACGCTGACCGAAGCAATCGACGCACAGACGGCAATCAAAGACCGTGTCAACGCGCTCATCAACGATTGGATCTCCTTCAACGCGACATTCAACGCGCCGGACCCGACGCCAGACAACATCACGCTGCCGACAGTTGACCTGTCCCAGAAAGACGCCCTCATCGCGGCTTACAAACTGGCTAAGGAGACTAGGTACACAGACGGGCTGCTGGCGGCTACGGCCGCTACGGACCTGTCGGACGCGCAATCGCTGTACACGCTTCTCCAGGCCGACGTCACAACCATCGCCGGTCTCCAGACGACCGCGACGCAGCTTCTTGCCGACTTCAGCAACGCGCAGATCGCCTATGAGACCTTGTACAATGCGGGCACCGTTTACATCGCGGCCGCAAGCTCGTCGTCGTGTGCCTCAACGTTCGCCGCAGCAACGACTACATTCCAGGCTGCGGTCAGCTACGCGCAGGGTACGTACGACCCGATCTTGACTGCGCAGCTCGCGATCTTCACGACCTTTGTCGGCAGCATCGCGTCGTTCTACTCTGCCAAGTCAGCGTCGTCGACTGCGGCCGCGGCAGACGTTCAATCGAAGACAACGGCGAATACGGTTGCACAGCAGACCTACGCGGATGATCTCGTTACAGAGGCCGCGGCGCTTGCTGCTGTTGTCGCTATCTGTCCGGACTTCCTGGCCTCGAGCGTCTGCACAGTAAGTGGCTGATTCGCAGCTAAAAAAAGCAGCCCCCCTGTTACGGGGGCTGCTTGATAGTTCAAGCCGCCTTGCTATCCCAGCCCTGGCTCTGCTGTCGGTCACAGGCGATCACCTCGCCATAGCCCGCTGCCTTCAAGTGGTCCCCGCTATTGCCGGGGGTCACCAACCAGATGACGGGGATGTCCGGCGACAAGCGATACTCTGCCCTCGGCGAGTGACAGCCCGCGTCGGTATACACGATGATGATGTCCGGCGCTGTCTCGTCGTTGCCACAGTACTGAGCCATGTGTTCGAAGTACGATTCGAAATCGGTTCCCCCTCGCCCATGGACTTCTGTGGGGACGGAGTCTCCGGTCTTGAGAACCTTGTCGAAGTGCACCCTCGCGTCGCCTTGGATATAGCGAACTTCGATGTCGTCGTCCGCCTTCATGAGGTGGTTCAGCTCGCTGAAGGCAATCTGCAGCTCCTCCGTCCGCATTGACCCGGACGTATCTTCCATGAAGAACACACGGAAGCGAGGGTCTCTGGTGCGGCCGATGGACGGGATGATTGCTCCGTCTTCCTCGGCCATGGCTAGCAGAACTCGATTTGGTCGCTGAATTCCTCGCTCCGGCTTCGAGCGTTTCGCCGCCGTAACCCGCGACGTAAGCAGCTCCCACCACGGGATGATGGGGTCCGCCAAGAACGTCTCGAGCCACTCTTCGATTTCTCCGGGGATGGTACCCCGGTCTCGTCTGGTGTCTGCCACCGCCTTGCGTAGGAGGCGCTTGGACTGTGTGCGAAGCCGCTCAGCGAGGTCGCGGAGCTGCTCGCTGGTTTGCGGGGGAAGGTCTGCCGGAGGATCTCCAGGAGAACTGCCGGGAGAACCGCCTGGCCCCGGGCCTCCAGGAAAACCGCCTGGCACCGGGAGTCCCCCTTCGCCTTCCTTCTTTTCCAGGTCAGCCTGGTCCCGCGTCCAGCGACTGTGCGCATCGCCGATCTTGTCTGCCGCATCCTGCAGAATCTTTTCCAGCGCCTCCATTTCCTCATCGGTGAGTTCACGCCCCGGGTTTCTGCCGCGGCCTTTTCCGTCTTGCCCTGCCTTCTTCAACAACTCGCTTTGATAGAACTCGTACGAGCCATCAATTCGGAGTTCGTAGTGCTCGGGCAAAACCATGCCGTCGTTGTCATCGTGGGTCTTTTCAGGGCGCCCCGCGCGACACATAGCCTTGGTCTCTTCCACTGCCGTCTTGAAATACTTGCTGCCCCGCAAGTTGGTGTTGTCGGCGCAGTCCATGGCGATGTTCGAAACCGCTTTGATTCGGTCCCGCATGCCTTCTTCGGGGTAGAGCGCCATCGCTTCCAAAAGACGCGGGATGTGGTCCATGACCACGTGGTACATCTCATGCTCGAGAACGTAGATACCGAACCCGAGACTGACCTTTTCGATGAATTCCGAGTAGACGAAGAGAGTCATTCGTCCCTGGTAAATACCAACGGCCATCGTGCCCTCGCCCGGAATGATGACGCGGGGCATGCCGTTAGCGACGTGAGCGTAGAAGTTCCGTTCGCCGAGCAGGTAGGTAAACAGTTGTGGCAGTGTGAGGTTCATGAACCCTTTCTGGTGGCCCCTATGAGGGACTCCCGGTTTGACCTATAATTTCACCATGTCGCTGATCGACCAATTTCGTGACCCCAGCCTCGCTGTCCTTGTCCGTCTTGTGGCGGACCGTCCTGCCGTCGAGGACCTGGTCAAGGAAGCTGAAGTTCTCCCGGAAGAGCTTGATACCCTTCCGGATACCGCCTTCTCATGGCCCGAGAAAAGGGCGTTCCCGATTCACAGCGCGGAGCATACTGCGATGTCTCGGGTTTATCGTGAGAACTTCCGCGGTGCAGTTCCAGCTCACGTCGACGCTACCCTCAAGGAAGCCTGTGAGATTTACGGCCTTGAGGATTCGCTCTTTGACCGTACCAAAATCGCCGCGCTTCCGGACGACCCGGAAGACTACCTCCTGCCCGGTATGAAGCGCCTGCCTGTCCGCACTGCGGCGCAAGTCAAGCTCGCGGAGGAGAAGCTCATTGCGGGTTATCAGAAGCTCTCCGTCGAACACCGGGCCCAGGCATGCAAGCGTCTCGTGGACAAGGCGGCCGCGCTCAACGTCAAGCTCGACCCCTTGATGCACAAGCTCGCGGGCTTCACGGTCTCTTCGACGGCCATCTTGAAGGACTGGATTGAGGCACGCAAGGAAGCTTCGGCAGAGCCCTACAAGGCCGCCTTCCAGAAGATTGCAGACGGCCTGAAGGGGCTGCCCGCGGAGATTCGTGATCGTGAAGCGCTAGTCAAGATCGCCGAAGTTGTGGCGGAGCTGGACAAGAAGGCGGGGCTTGTGAAGTTCTACGATCGCAAGCTGCCGGACCCGATGATGTCAGTTTTCAACACCACCAAGGTCGCGGGTCACGGCGTTGACCTCGGCGGCAAGTTCGTGTCGATGGACCGCCTGGCTTCGTACCCGTCGACGTTCTACGGGGACGTGCTGGGCGACGACCTGGTGCGTGAGGCCTCCGACGGCCGCGGTGGTATGGACCCGCACAAGCTCGCGGCGATCCTGGAAACGCTTCCCCGCGACATGAAGATGATGCTCGGGCAGCAGATGCGGTAGTATCTGCCTCGTGGCCCAGGTCAAGATTGCTACGAGCCTTCTTCTCGACGAGACTGTGCCAGCTAGTACGCTGCTGGTTACGCTCAAAAATTTACTCGGTGATTGTTGGGGCTGGGAGCCTGAGTCGATTTGGCTCGAGCTTGGAAACAGGAACATTCAAGTTCCTGCTTCCAATCAGGCAAAGATCCTCGCAGGCATCACGCTCTACTTCACGCCGAGCTTTTACTGGGACGCGGGCGTCTTCGAAAAGACGGCCTTGGCCTTTGATGGGCATGCCCCGAATCCGGACATCCTCGAGGAGGCTTCGTCCGCGGAGTTGGCCTGGGCCGTGAGAGAAGCTGCGCGGATCGTCGCGGCACACGGAGACGAGCCTCACAGTTTCATGCACGAACCGGCGGCTTACGCGGCTGTGGTGATGCACCGGGAAGGGCTAGTTCTTGCCCCCGAAGAACTAGCCTTTGCACAAGACCTTCTGGATGGCTTGAATCACGCAGGCGCTAAGACGCTCAAAGAAGAGACACAGAAGGCATGGCCGGCAATCGATAAGACCTCAATTGCCGGCCATGCTTTTCCTGAGACACCCCATGGAGTGCAGCTCGCTCGCCTGGCAGCGATTGAACTATATCTCCAGGAGCAGCAGTCTAGGCTGTGAAGCCAGACTTCTTGGCTTCTGCTTCGCCCGCATCACGCGCCGCCTGCAACCGCTTCATGGTCGTCTGGAAGTAGACTTCCTTTGCCATGAGCGCGTTCAGGTCAGAGAAGAACTTCTGACCGCCGGAAGCAACCTTGGACTGCGCGTTCAGCTGCTTCACGAACGCCAGACAGGTATCCTCGGGCAGATCGTCCATGAACAGGGCGAGCTGCTTGCCGAAGGTCTCTGGCTTGCGCTTTCCGCCGTCCAGGACCTTCATGACGAGGCCCTTGCACAGCTCTGAGACCTTGTCCATGCGGCTGTCCTGCACGAGCTTGACGAGTCGGGACTTGACCGTGCTGCCCTCCCGATAGCCCGACAGGACCTCCTCTGGCGTGATGACGACGGTGGCGTCCACCACGAACTCGATGAAAGCCTCAGCGGCCGTTGCGCCCACGGTGCCTGCAAAGGCCGCACGGGCCTCCGAGGAGTCGAGGGTGAACGAGCGACGCTCTAGCGCACGGCAGACCTGAGACAAGGTCTCCCATGCAGCGGGGCACGCAAACTTCTTTCCAGCCTGCAGTGCCGCCTCGTCATAGAACCAGGTCGGCTGAGCCTCCAAATGCTCGATGATCTTGGGGTGGAACCGGGGCCCGCCTTCGACACGCGGAGGAAGCTCCTCGAACACTTGGCCACGTGAGAACGGCACGTTCGTTCCACGTGCGTAGTTGATGAAGTCGCCGTACGAAGCAGTGACACCGACCATGGTGAGACGGCGACGTGCAGCCGGGTCACGCTCGAACTCGTTGACTGCCATGGACCCGCCGGACGGATTCATGGTCACCACGATCTGGATGGCTGGGTCGATGTATGTATCGCCCAGCATGCGGTCTTCGATGAGGGTGAAGAGCGCCCGAGTCACGTGCTTGTCAACAGCCCGATTCAGCTCTTCGAGGGCCAGGATGGGGTTCCGGCCAGCTGGGAACTTGCCCCCATTCTCCTCACGCAGCCGCGTGCAATAATCCAGCAATGGCTGGAGTTTGCGCGAGATGCGTTTATCGTAGTATCTTTTCGTGTCGACCGCGGTGGTCGGAATTGAAAGGTCCTCGACCGAAAGCGTCGGCACATGGAACGCGGCATACAGAGAATTCCGGAGGCGCACAACCTCCTGGGGGATCGCGGTCTTACCGATGCCCGGCATGCCGATCATGCACAGAACCGCTCGGGGTGCGTCCGAGAGGATCTCGAGCAACGTGTGGTACATGTTCGTCGACACCAGGTTGATGTCGAGCTTTCCGGTGAAGCTCTCTTCTGCCTGGGTGTTCTCAACCTTGGACATTCGTCTCTCCTGTGGTGCGTGTGATGGCGGGGGTTGGTGCAGCTAAGGAAACTCTGGAGATCCAGAATTTCCGGTCGAACATTGCACAAGCTCTATTTCACGTTGACGGGAAGCCGTTTTCTCTCAGCAACTACCCGATGTATACCGCCATCTATGACGGCGATTACTCAAAGCTCCTCCTCAAGACGGCTCGTCAGGTCGGTAAAAGTACGTCCATCGCTAACTTCATTCTTGCCCAGTGCATAGGGCAGCCCCACTTCAAGACGTATTTCGTCTCTCCGTCGCAGGAGCAGACCCGCAAGTTCTCTCACACCCGTATCGCAAAAGTCCTCACTTATTCTCCTGAAGTTAGAAAGGGGTTTTTGGGGCCTGAGTCCATCGACAACGTGCTTTTGCGCTTGTTGAAGAACGGCTCCGAAATGGCCTTCACGTACGCCCTGGATAATCCAGACCGAGCACGAGGCTTCTCTGCGGACATGTGCACCTTCGACGAGGTCCAAGACATGCTCTACGAGCCTGTCGTTCCTGTCATCGAAGAGTGCATGGCGAACTCAAACTACGCTCGTTCCATCTATGCAGGCACGCCGAAGACCATGGAGAACTCCATCGAGTTCCTCTGGTCGATTTCGTCGCAGACCGAGTGGTGCATGAAGTGCTCTGGTTGCAACAAACTCACCTTCATCGACTCACCAAAGGCGCTTGGTTTGTTCGGCCCTGAGTGTCTCAGCTGTGGAAAGCACCTCAACCCACGAAGCGGCCGCTGGATCGACATGAAGCCGGGGGCGCCAATCAAAGGCTTCCACATCTCACAGCCCATCATGCCGGAGAACGTGCCGGCCGCCTTCGTCACGACCGGCGACAAAGAGAAGGCGCAGGAGCGTTGGAACCGCCTCTTGTTCAAGCGGGACAACTACGGCGAAGTGAAGTTTCTCAACGAGGTTCTAGGGGTCTCGACGTCTACGGGCGCGCGTCTCCTTACACAGGAAATCCTGCAGGGATTGTGCGCCACAGGGCCTGATGAATACGAGATGACTCGGCTGCCCCTGCCGAACTCCCTCCTCGGGATCCGTCGTACAGTGGCGGGTGTTGACTGGTCCGGAGGCGGGGCAGAAATCAAAGGCTCCGAAGGGCTCTACAAGAGCCGCACGGTTCTTCACATCTGGGGCGACCCTGGTGACGGGCGTTTGAAGACCATGTTCTACAAGATCTTCCCCAACGGACATCCGGTCGGCTGGATCGAGGAAATCGTCGAGCTGTGCAACGCCTGGGGCGTGCAGTCCATTTGTGGAGACGCCGGAGAAGGCGCGATGGCCAACGCCATGTTGCGAGAGAAGCTAGGGCATCACCGGGTTCTGCAGCTTCGGTACGGCGCGTTCTCGAAGCCCATCGACTGGAATCCGAACACGCTTTGCTATCACGCTGACCGAACCACGCTGATCGATAACTACGCCACGTTCCTCACGCACGGCAAGGTTATCTACCCCAAGCTCACTCAGATGAAGCCGGCCATCGACGACATCTTGAACGTGTACGAAGAGACGACGCAGGCTGGGCGGAAGGTGTGGCGGCACTCACCGACGGCGCCTGACGACGCGCTGCATGCCCAGATCTTCGGGTGGATTGCTTGGCGCGTGCTCTGCCAGGACTTGAAGTTCTACTAACACTACCGAACATACTTCGACGTTACGTTCGGCTTCGCTGGCAGGGAGACACCAGTTCTATCGTGGTCGCCATGTCGTCACCTTCTCGTCCTTGTGCTCCCGACACAGCGCGCGCCCGTCGTCCCAGAACGTCCACCCTGCCTTGCGTGCTCGTGCGCGGCACTTCGATCCGTGCTCGTCGTTGAACGTCCGCGAGTACGTCTCGCCTTTCGTCCTGTGCTCGTCGCTGTCGCATGTCAGCGTGAGATCGTAGCAGCCGGCCCAGCTCATTCAGTCGACCATCGACTTTCTGCCCGCCGCGAACGCGCGCACCGCCTCGCACATCTGCCCCGAGTCGTCGTTCGTGATCTTGTACTCGTCGTACGGAGTCAGAATCACAAACCACCACTTCTCGCCCTCGTTGTACTCGTACGACGCGTTTCCGCTCGACCACCGCTCCGCGATGTAGCCCGCGCAAGCACGCGCCGTAGACTCGTGGCGAACGCGCCCGATGATATGGCGCACTCGATGAGGCTCCGCGCTCATCGGCCGTCCTCGGACAGCGCGCAGCACGCCGCTCCGCAGTAGACCGCTCCGTCATAGGCCGCAGCCGCGCCGCATCGCTGGCACGTTGTAGCCTTCGCCTCCGGCTCGGCCTTCGCAAACAGTGCCCGTAGCGCAGGGCCAGGCGGCGAGTCGTCGTCGAGCATCTTGGCGAACCGCTCAGCCTCGTCGGCGTTCAACTCGATGGGCGATGACAGCCCGCGTTGCGACAGCCTGCACGGCTCGACGGTGCAATCGCGACCACAGTAGGCGCAGCAACCGTCCTCGTCGGCCTTCGTGTGCGGCCCGCAGTCTTTGCAGACGAAGTGATCTTCCTGCGCGCCAGCGCATGTTCCTTCGGTGCCGTCGCTCATTTTTCCACTCATCCTCTCTCACGTAACCCGATATTACGTTTCCCAATAGAAAGCCCCGTGTCGTTTACACAACACGAGGCTTGAAAAGAAGTTATAGAGCGTTTACTGAAGTGCGGCCAAAGCCGGCACGTAAGCGTCCATCAGCTTCAAGTACAGCCCCCGGCAAGCTCTGACGTCCGCGAGCGCCGTGTGCGCGTTCTCATGCGGGACCTTGAAGTAATCCGCCAAGGTCCCCAGCTTCAGATTGGGAACCTTCTCCATGAGCAGCAGCGGCTGGGCCAGCGTCATCGTGCAAATCTTGCGGTGGTCACCGGTCCAGCGCTGCATGCGTTCGTTCATGGCGGCCTCGAGAAACGCCCAATCGAATTGGACGTTATGCGCAACCATGAAAGCATTGCGCGCCATCGAAAGCAGCTTGACCATGGCATGGTCCAGCGGGATGGCCTCGGTAGCCCACTTCTCTACCGAGTATCCGTTTACGGCCGCGGCCCGCGGGTTCACCGGTTTCTTGGGAAGTACCTTTGCTGAGTACTCCTCGAGGACCACCTTCCCCGAAGGGTCGGTAAGGATCGCAGCCACCTCCACCAGGTCGGCCTCATGTGTATTGAGGCCGCCTGTTTCAGAGTCGAAAAAGAAGAGGTTGTAATCCTTGATGCTCGCGGGACGCGCCATAAAGATCTCCGTGTCTAATGCTTATAACAAAAACCTGTTGGTTTTTCTACCCTAGGGAAGGTTCGTAGTCCGGGAATCTTTCCCTGATATCTGGCACCGCGATTTCGCAGAGCCAAACATTTGGGTCTGTCATAACAGGGTAGTGCGCCGTCCAGTTGCTGACCTCGGAGTGGCACGCAGGGCAAACCTCGAGCGCCACGGGTTTGTCTGACGCCTCCGGCGTTCCCCGCCCGTCGACAACATGCGCATGGCCTTCGATGCCGACGTTGACGGCAACCGGTGCCATGAGGTAGCCGCCTTCGGTGAAGTTCTTGAAGTACCCGGCGTAGCCCTGCTTGATGATTTCCGGGATCTCGTTGGTGCCGCGTGCGCCGGTCCAGAACATGTCGAAGTACTGTTCACAGAACGCGATGGGCATGAAAAATACGCTCGCTGGATTCGGCATGGCGACCTGCGCCGGGGCCCAGATCCGAATGCCTTTTGCGGTCTCCCGCTCCACGTGGCCCATGACCGGGCCCGCCACAGTTTGGAACATCCTAAGCGGGAGCCCCGCCACCCGCTCCCAAAGCGGCTGCGATGCTTTCTGCTTCGGCTCGCTCCTCGTCGTCCGTCCGTAGCTCTTCGACCGCTTCGATTTCGAAATCGACATTCATCATCTCCTCGGGTGTTTTGACTCTGGCTGCTTCTGCTTTCAGGTACCTATCAACTGTACTCAGCTCTCCGTAGCTCGGGCCAACTTCGATGTCACAAGCAAACGCGACCGGGAGCCACGGGTACTTCTGCGCGACCCGCTTCACGCAGTAATGGTCCAGGAACGCGGGCAGCTGAGACACGTACTTCTTCTTGACGGTGGCCACAATGGAATCGTGAACCGTGATGCACAGACGCCCGCCAAGCTCGCCCATTGCCTGGTCCAGCTCGACGAGCTGGCCGATGACAATATCCGAACTCGTGGATTGGATCTTCATGTTTTTTCCACGTCGTTCGGCCTGTCCGCGGAAAAAGCCATTGACTCCTTGCAGCGGAAATCGACGACGGCGACCGAGCAAGGTCTCGACGTAACCCTTCGTGTGGATCTCGGCAACTGTCTCGTCCATGTAGCCCTTTAGCGACGGGAACTTCGTGAACATGCCGTCGATGATCTTCTGGGCTTCGTCCTCGGAGATGCCCGCGGTCTCAGCAATCTTCTTGGCCATGGCGCCGTACAAGATGCCGAAGACGACGCGCTTGCAGTTGGTGCGTAGCGCGTTGAGCTTCTTGTACTTCGCGGGGTCCGTATCCTTCCACTGGTCTCGATTGGCCACGTCGTCATACGGGATCCCATAGATCTCGTGGACAAAGAGCGAGTGAACGTCGAGCCCGTTGTTCAAGGCATCGATGAGCTTCGGGTCACGTGCGTACGCCGTGAAGATTCGAATCTCGGCGCCACGCCAGTCAACGTTAACGATGACCTCAGTCTCGGGATCATCAGGCAGGAAAATCTTCTTGATATTGAAGCCCGCCAGGAACGACGGCAGATTCTGCATGTTCAGGTTGTTCGACGACAAACGACCGGTCGAGGTCCCGTGCAGCAAGAAGTTCGTATGCAGGAACCCGTCGTACTCAGCCAGGATCTTGATGTCGTGGATGAACCCCGAGAGCGCCTTGTGTGCCGCTCGGTGATCTAGCAGCGCGGTGCTGAATCGGCACTTGGTGTGCTCGACGATGGCGCGCAGCGTTTTCTTGTCAGTCTTCCACTGTTGAGACTTCGTGTTTCTCTCGGCCCAAGGTCCGCCACGAAGCGCCTTCGGCTCCCCTGGTTTGCGCCCTTCGAAATCTACACCCGCGCTGAACAACACATGGCCGACGTGTTGAGTAGAGTTCGGATTGAAAGGCTCCCCGCGCCCAAATCCATCCCAGTCAATCTCGAGCTGGGTCTTCTTGTCAGCGACGACCTTGGTCAGCGCCTCCTCCAAGAAGTTTACGTAGGGGAGGTCGACCCGCATCCCCTTGAATTCCATTTTGCCGAGCGTGCGTGACGCGGGGACACAGTGAGTCTTCATCAGCGTCTTGCCGCCGGGAAAGCCCTCTGCGCGTAGCCGCGCCGCCTGATTTTTACAGAGCCGGCGAGTTAGATCGGTGTCAATGGCGGCGTAGGTGAGAAGATTCTCTAGCGGGACGCGTTCGTAGCCTGAGTCGTTGACACGCTTCCTACGGTCCTTCTTGGCCCCGTAGAGGTACTGTTCGACGTCTTTCTTGCCGAGGTCTACTGTCATGCCCTCGTCGAATCCAGGGGTCCCCGCCTTGACTTTGCAGCGACGGACCCCCTTCAAGGTCTCGTGCACGGCTTCTTCTTCAACGGTGAGCCCGACAGCAAGCTCGTGAATCTTGTCCGCGTAGTTGGCGAAGGACGGAAAGTAACTCCGCCCCAAGACCTTCAAGGAGTACGCGCCCGACTGGTCTTCACGCAGCAAATGCTCCGCCAGCATGGAATCCCAAGCCATCGCGTTGATGGTTAGCCCGTGCCGAAGCTCGAGGAACTTTCCGTCAAACTTAAAGTTGTGGGCCGCCTTGGGCTTTGGGCTCTCGAGCACGCGCCGAACATGCCCCAGGACTTCGATAAACTCCCCCGGCGTCCAAGGAGCCTGGTCGTGCCACATCGGAATCGCCGTCGATTTACCATCGTCCCAAGCGAACGAAATGCACAACACCTTGGCGTCTGCGCGATGCGGGTTAACCGTGTTGGTTTCCGTGTCAAACGAAATTGACCAATTTTGAGCGCTGGCGCCTCCCGGCCCGACGTAATTGATGATCTCGTCGCAAACCGCAGCAACCTCTTCGACGGTCTTCGGAAACTTGTACTCTTTGACGATCTCCTCTATCGGAATCTGCGAATTGACCTGGTCTGCGCCGCTCGCCAAACGAATCGCCCGCAGGAAGTCGTTGTGGAAGAGCGTGTACAAGCCTGTCTTGGCTACGAGGTGCTTGGTCGAAAACGTCGGCAGCACCTGCACCGAATGCCCGCCGATCTCCATCGACAGGAGTCGGCCACGGACCTCCATGAACTTCTCACCCTTGTAGCCCAGCGCCTTGAGCGCATTGGACCCGAAGGCCAGGATGATCTTCGGCTTCTTCGAGACAATGGAGGCCTTGAGGTAGAGCGAGCAGCGGTCGATGACAGGTTTGGGGATAGGCCCCGCAGACTCACGCCCCGTCTCCACTTGGCACTGGATGGCGTACGTGTCGAACTTTCGAAGGTGCCGGAGGTTTAGCGGGTGACCTGCCTTTGCGTCCATGAACTTCAGGGTCTTCCATGCTTCGCGGATGATGCGGCCGCCGCGGCCATAGAAGACTTGTTTGTTGTTCACTGACCATGACGAGGGGGACTCCGACACAAACATGATGTCGATGTCGCCTTGGTGCCCCGCGCCTAGGATCCGCTCCTTGTTGAACAGCTCACAGCCGTTGCAGACGATTCCTTTGCAGTCTGTGGTTTGGGTATCGGGGTTAACTGACGCGTCGGTGAAGTCAACGACGGGCAGCGCGACTTTCTTAGAATTCGATGTCATCTATCTTTTCTGATACAGGCTTCGCATCTTTGGGCTGAACCACCACAGGGGGTGTAGCTACCAAGGCGACTTCTCGGGCTTTGCGGGCTTGGTCAAGCAGATGCTTGACGCTGAACACCGCAACGGTGTCGACGTTTTGCCCAAAACCCATGTACGGCACGAGGCGGTCCAAAATCCCGCCATTCACAACGTCGGCAGGGGAGACGTAGTACGGAGACCGGGACGCGATGGCGTTAAGGGCCGACGTGTTTTGCTTATGCCAGGTGACCGCTCTAGCTAGTACGCCCTGTGTAGCGGAGACCCAGTTGATGGCCAGCCACTCCATCTTTGCGTCGAAGTACACGCCCTTCTGCGTCTTGTTGATTTCATCGAGCTTGCCCAAGTCCGCAAGCAGAACGCGGATGTTGGTCGACCAAGACACCCGGGTCTCGTCCGACGCAATCTCGAACGGAGAGCTTAGGATCGTCTCGAAGAGCTGAACGTGCTGGCTCTCGGTCTTGAGAGCCGTAAGCTCGTCTTTACGGCTGATGCAAAAGTCATAGGCGAATTGCTTATAGTCTGGGATCTGCTCGCCACCTGCTTGCGCCTTCAAGAACTTGAGCATCGCGAGGATTGGGTACACGCCCTCTCGAAAACGTGAGCTAGCGAAGGCGGGCAAATTCTTTCCCGTAGCAAACTCCTGCTCAATCTCGGCCTGGCACTTACGGAGCGCCTGCATGTGCGGCAGAAACGCCACGGCCAAGTTCTTTTTCAGCTCCTTAATCGTAGGTTCCCCGAACTCCTTGATCAGGGTGATCACCGGGTCCGTGCGGGACGCGTCCTTCACCAGCTCGAAGCGCAAGAAGCGGGAAATCGACGCGGCGTCTTGCAGCGGCCGGATGGCGCAGCAGATCATCGGGAAGCGGATTCGGTAAATCTTCGCCTCGCCGCTGGTCGTACCAACCGACCACTCAACCTCTTTCTCGGAGTTCATGTCGCGGGTCAGCTCGAGGACCTTACGGACCTGAACCGACTTGCTGTCCTGGATACCGTAGTCCTCGAACTCTTCAAGGCACAGCGCCAGAGAGCTGTTGTTGCGCCGTTGACGAATAGACGCTGCCGTGTAGCCGTTCATGGTGACTGCGTTCGCCAGCACATTGATGCGTGGGTAGTTAGCGCCCCCGATGAACCCTGTCGTAAAGCGAGACTTTCCGGACTCGTGCTCTGCGTTGAGCATGATAGCCGTCTGCCTCGAGAAGATCGCCATGACCTGGAGGCACATCGTCAACGAGGCAAGAAAGATGGGGTCAACGGACTGATACTTCCACGCCCAGCCCTTGTCGACCATGCTGCGCAGGGTCTCAAATGCCGCCGGAAGACTGTAGTCCTCCAGCGTGAGGTCCTCTTTCTTCTTTACTGTGTGAAGCCAGGCTTCGCCAGAGTTGTCGAAGATGATCCCCGAGTCACTGGGCCCGCTGAGGTGTCCGACCTCATATCCGCCGCCCTCGCGATTCACGAGGCTGTAGACGTCCCTGCCATTCACCAAGTACGCGCGGAGAACGCCGTCGACGTCGTCGATGAAGTGGAGCCCCTGTGCCTTGACCGGAGCATGGTCGAGGTGGGGCAGCCCTTGCGCGAGCTTGAGTAACGCGAAGTTCAAGTACTCTTTGTACTTCTTGACTCGGTTCGTGACTCTAAACGCTGGTTGCTCGTCCTCGTCAGCCATGAACCCCGGCTCACCGACTTGGTCCCTGACAAAGTCGTAGAGGGGGCCGAAGTAACGAGAGAACGCCGTAGCGATTGACGTCTCGTCATTGAGGATGATCTGGTCAATGGCCCGCTCGCGCTTGTTGTACAGCAGCAAGATACGCTTACGGTTCTCCCCGTTCTGAACGCCGACCGGGTGGAAGTGCTCTTTGACAACATCGAGAAGACGGAGGATGAAGACTTCTTCGTCTTCGTCCTTAGCCTGGATATCTCGTAGCAGCGGCCCTTTATCCAGCCCGTCGAAGTGCTTCTCGATGTTGCTGCAGAAGACGCCGCATTCCGTGGCGTCCTTGAGCAGCACACCCCATTCACGAGCCACGCGGTATCGCTGCTTGACGTCAGCTTCGTCGACTTTGGAGATTTCGACCGACGCCTGCTCAAAGCACCACTGATACGTCTGCCAATAGCAGTCTGGGTCCGAGAGATACCGGCGGAACTTAGGGTACCCAAGGTGCTTGATGGCTTCGTCAGGGTCTTTGACGCGAGCAGCAGGGCTGACAGCATCGCGCCAATTCGCATACTCATCCGGCCAGTTGAAAACCTTGAACGTGAGCTTCGGCGAAGACGACTTCTCAAGGAGGAGCTGAGTAAAATTCTCTCCCCCCTTGTCCCTGTCGCCCACGATGAAGATGTTGGTGATGCCGAACTCGAGCAGCTTATCCGCGCCCTGCACGGACCCTCCGCCCGCCGCCAAGATGAGAAAGTCTGTCGACCCCTGCCGAAGCATTCGCGCGAGAGGCGAGAGCACGTCGAACTCGCCCTCAACGAGGTACGCCGAATTTAGAAAATTGACGCCGTTCTCATCACTACCCAGAAACGCTCTCGCGAAGTGAAGGCCGAAGTACCCGCGAAAATCACCGGACTCCATGGCATAGGCGTCGTCCACATACGTCATCGCCTTGCTGTCAGATCGAGGTGCCCGGAGCTTGAACCGAGCGATGGAGCCTGGCGCATCGTGCAATACGAAGACAAGCTGCCCTACGTACGTCTGCCCCTCGAGCATCTTGGCGAAGTACGTACGAACGAAGTTGAGCATCGTCTGGTCGTGCTCCCACTTCGCGTTGATGAACGCGAGCGGCGGAAAGACGCCGACCAACTGGCTGTAGCAAAGGCGTGCCCAGATCTCATACGGATCCGCGGGCGGATTTTTTGATTGTGCTTCCACCGCAGACGCCGGCTGCAATTCGTTTGGTGCGTATCCACCGAGGTTGCGCTCCATCAACCACTCAACCAACGGACGCGCCCACTCGAGGTTAGCTGCTTCCAGGTTCGGGTACGCGACCATGGCATCGAACAGCAGCGCGCCAGACCAATCAGCGAACGCCGCTTTCATGTCCTGGTAGGTCTCGCGCTCTTGCAGCTTTTCGTACAGCGCTTCTGGTATCGAGGACTTCAGCCCAAAGCGTTTACGCAGGAAAACGAGCGTGTCTGAAAACGAATGATTGCTTCCGTCAAGCGCCCTTACGGCGCGAACAAACTTGACGGGGCAGCTGTAGGTCTTCTGGCACCCGAAGCACTTGGCCAGCCCTTTCATCGGGCTGATGATTAGCGAGGGGGACCCGTCCGTATGGAACGGGCACACGCCGACGATGTGCTCTCCCCGCCGCGTAAACCTAGACGCCGGAAGTTGTTCAATGAGCCACGCGAACCAATTGTCAGTGCCCAGCTCGGCCCAAATCTGACGGAGCTTGCTGCCGAGGTTCTTGCCGTCGGGCGCTTCTTTGTTCTTAGACTTGCGCGCCACGAATCATCTCCTGATAGGCCGAGCACGACGGACGAAACGAACAATAATCACAAGGCCACTTGGGCTTTGGCTTGGCGACGTACGGAACTTTCCTCAACGACTCGGCACAAAAGTTGACGAAGCTAAATAGCCAAGGCCGGACAACAGTGCGGATCCGCTCAGCCGGGATGTAGTCCATCCACTGAATCCGTTTCTCCTCGGGCCCTTGTAAAAAATTGATAGCCCCTCGGGCGCCCGCAAGTTCGTGGACGTGTGCGATGCCCATGACTGCGTAGGAGTTGAGCTGGTTCTTGTAGCGTGCCTTCTTCTGGATGTCGCTCGCGATGCCTGATTTATGGTCAATGACGATGAGGTCGTTGGCCGCTGTGATAACGCCCAAGTCGACGACGCCGCGAAAGTAGACCTTGGCGTCAAAGAAGTCACAGCCGTTGCCTGCCGTGTCGATTCCCCATTTTTGTTCTCGGAGCACTTTCGTGACGCCGTTCTCTCGGCAGAACCGGTCAAACTTACGCAGGAAAGATTCGACGGCGTCTTCGAGCGCCTGGAGATCTTCTCCTTCCGTAGACGTAAGGGGGTGCTCTTCAAGCGCCTTCTTCTTCGCGTCCTTTGCGGGCTCCCCGATTACACGAAGCTCCAAGATCTTATGCGCCGCGGAGCCCACACGATTCGCAGAGGGGACCACGTCTGCAGGAGCCTTCTTGATGTACCTGAACTCGAACTGCCTCGGGCACGTGTCCGCCAATTCACTTTTGCTGATGGACCAGGGCGCGAACTTTTGCGCTAGCTCTGAAATCTCGAATGCCACTCGTTCACCCCCGTGCCGAGTCTTGGTGAAAAAAAGACCCGCCTGGACAAACCCAGGCGGGCCCTTGGTACCCTGTACTACATCGGCTTTGCAGTCGACCTAACCGAGGAGGACGCCCCCTCGTCCCCGAGGTCCAGCTCTTCCCCCTGGGTTGCGAGGTTGAGCCCCGCCGCGAGCTTCGCCGCATCGACGCCCGAGATCTCGGACGCCGCTGCCGTGTGTGCCGCCCCGCCTGCACGGAGATAGTAGTCCCCGACTGCGGTCTTGCGATTCGCGCCAAACAACTCGGACAACGCCTTGGCGACCTTGGCGGCCTCCGCGGAGTTGTCCTTTCCCGTGGGCTCGATCTTGTAGATGTAGTAGGTCCCCAGGTCGCCGACCTTCTTCTCGGTCGAGAGCAAGTACGACTGCTTCCACGGGAAGGCGTGAGACTTCGCCAAGGAGATGAGCGCGTTACCTGCCGACCGGCTCGTCTTGGCGAACTGCACCGAGTAAACCTGCGTCAGGTCGGCGCTCAGTGCTGTGACCACGATCTGGCTCTGGCACTCCGTCTTCTTCTGCTCGCCGCGGCCACCGTTCTGCTTGCCGAACGGAAGGTGCGGACAGCTGGTGCATGCACCGTAGGCCGAGCCAAGCTTGCCGTCCATTGAAGAGCACTCCGGCGCTTTCTCCCCGGTCTTGAACATGATGTTCTCTTCGTGGAACCAGAGCGGGATCAGCCCAAACGGGCGCTCGAGCAAGGTTCCGGAAGACGTGAACATGTCGCCCGCCTTGGCCGACTCCGGCTTGGCAGCCGACTGGGTGGTCGGCTGCGCGATGCTGACGCGCGGGAGCGTCCAGGTCGTGGTGATCTCCTCCATACCCGGCTTGTTCGGGTTGGCCAGCTCCATGAGGGCCTGGACCTTTTCCTTGATAGGAGAAGAGATGTCCGCGTCCTGGAGCAGGTCAGCCAACGCATCCAGTTTGACCTTCGCGGTTGCGGCCAAGGCCTCCACGTCTGCCAACGTCGGAATCGCGAACCCATTGCTCCTTGGTGCTGCCACCAAGGCCGTTGGTGCCGCGTCAGTCTCAGTTGAGGTCTTCTTTTCGTCCTTCTTCGCCATCTAGATTCCCCTTTATGTGTTGATGCCCCGTTGTCCCAATCCGAACTTCCCATCGATTGGGAGGCCCATCCTAGGGAGACGACAGGGCGCTAGCAAGTTATTTTTTGAGTGAATGTGCGTAAATTATCGATTGCCTCCTATCAGGCAGCGCAGCGACGAGAACGACTCTCCGTCCGCCGTTTAAGTAAATTGAAATTTGCCTGACTTTACTCGGCCTGGTATCGTCCTGACCCATGCAAGACGGAGTCAGCCGAAGCGTAGGGATCTACTACACAGAGATCTCACGGACACATCCCGTGAACGACCCCAAGGAAGAACGCAGGCTGATACAACGCTGGCAGAAACACAAGGATCGTCCTGCCCGTGACGCCCTCGTAAAGAGCCATCTCCGTTTTGTCGTTACCCTGGCACGGAAGCGCACCAAGGCTCCCGACAAGCTCCAAGACCTGATTGCGGCGGGTAACCTCGGTCTCCTGAAGGCGATCGACAGATTCGACCTCAAGAAGAGCGTACGCTTCCTCACCTACGCAAGCTGCTGGATCCAAGAGGAGATGTTCAAGGAGGATTATTCAACGTCCTCATTGGTGCACATCCCGACGCATCGACAGAAAGCCCAGCGAAAAAAGGCCAAGCAGTTTCAACAAGCGTTGGCCCAACACGGCCCCAACTCATTGTCTGTGCGTGACCTAGACCCCGGAGCCCCAGAGGGAACTACGGTAGACCTGGAAACGCTGCAGGACGCGCCCGAAGAGAACCCCAGCCGAACCCAAGTACTCTACGAGACCTCGGACGCCAATCGCCGACTCCGGCAAGCCATCAACATCCTTCCGGACCGAGAACAGACCGTCCTGAATCTTTACTACGGAATCAAGGACGAGCCGCGGAATCTGGTTCAGATTGCGTCATTCCTGGGGATGTCCCCCGAGCGTGTCAGACAAATCAAGCTTGCCGGTATGCGGCTGCTGAAGGACGTCCTGTCCATCAGCCATTCCGCCACCTCTTCTTGCGACGCGTTCTAACCACCTGCGGCTGC